GCCGATCTGCGCGCCATCGACGTGCAGGCGCCATACGAGATCCCGGAGCACGATCCACTCGCGGCGGTCGTACACACGCAGGTCGCACTCCGTGACGAACATCGAGACGGGCTCGCCTATCAGCCGGCGTAGGCCGTGGCGTCGATCACCCAGCCGAGCACCGTCGATGCCTGGTAGAGCTGATCCGGCAAGAGCACGCCGGTGCCGACCCGGTGCTGGAGCTCATCGATCACCACCTGGACCAGCGCGTCCGCCAGGTATGAATCGGCCGGCGACAGATTCAGCGGTGCGATCTGATCCCTGATTGCCGTCTGCAGCAATCCGAGCGTCACCGATTCACCGGCTAGGAACGTCTTCGCGTCCGCGGCGATCTGGTGGATCTTCTGTGCACGCTCGATCTGGGCCTGAGGCGTGTCGCCTTGCTCGATGACCTTGAGCGTTGCATAGGTCACGATGAGCTTGGCGCTGCCGTCGTGTGCATCGAGCGTGGCACAGCCACCCATCAGCATCAGCGAGGCGCCCAACGTCGCCACGCACATCACAACAGTCCGGGTGAGATTCTTCACGTTCAAGCTCCTTGGATATGGCCGACCATCGGTTGCAGCCCCTTGTTCAGCCACCAGTCGGTGGCATCGAAGCCAGGGCAGATCTTTGTCCATTCGTTTGTGGTGATCCGACCATCGCCATTCAGGTCCGGGGACAGGTCGCGATGCCCGCAGACGCGAGCGTTCGGGTAGTCGACGAGCAGTTCATTGACGAGCTGACGCAGCTCGGCCCACTGCTCACGCGTGAACTTGTCGGTACCGATGAGGCAGATGCCGATCGTGTTGGTGTTGTGGCCTGCCGCGTGCGCACCTTGCTCGTCGACGTGCCGGCCTGTCAGGCGCTGGCCGTCGACGTCGATCACGAAGTGGTAGCCGATCGAGGTGAGTGCTGGGTTGAACTGCGCGCGCCATTGCGGAGATCGAGCAAACTTTCGCGCCCGATGCCAGCCGTCGATGACTTCAGCAGATGTGCACCCGGGCGAGCCGAGACGGCCAAGCGAAATGCCGTTCCTGCTCGCTGAGCAGTGAATGACGATGCAGTGGATGACCCGTTTGGACATGGGTCCGCATCCTGATGATGCGGCCTCCCATCTGTCTTGAGGACCGCGGTCCCCAAGACTTAGCAATGTGCACGATCGGAGGATGCCTCTGTTTCAAAACAGACCGTCCACCCTCACGACACAGGTCACGCAATGGGCAATCAGCATACGTCGATCAATCAATTCCGCAAACTGCGGCGCCTGGAGTTCGCTTTCCTGGCACTGCTGCTGTTTGCACTCCTGTTCGCATTCGGCGCTGCTCAAGCAGCATCGCCAGTCACCTTTGGTGCTTCTGTCACCAACGCCAACGGTGAACTCTCCACGGTGCTCACCTGGGATGCGCCTGGCGCAAGTGCGTGTGTGGGCAGCGGGCATAAGAACTGGAATGGGGACAAGCTGGCCAGCGGCACGCAGCAGCTTCCAACCATTGCGCTTTCAGGCACGTACCCGCTCACGCTCACCTGCAGCTTCCCTGGCGACACCACCGCCAAGGTGAGCTGGGTCCCGCCGACCAAGAATACGGACGGCAGCGCGCTCACGAATCTGGCGGGCTACCGCATCGTGTACGGCACAGCGCCTGGCGCGCTGACTCAGGTGGAGGCCATCGATAACCCGGCAGTGGCCTCGCGCAACATCAACGACCTAGCGCCCGGCACCTGGTACTTCGCCGTCAAGGCCGTCAACGCGCTGGGCGTCGAATCGTCGCTCTCCAATGTCGCTAGCAAGGTGATCACCGCGGCGTACAGCGAGAGCGCATCGGTTTCTCTCACCGTCAACCCCGTGCCGCTGCCGCCGCAGATCTCCGTGGAGTAGGCACGCGGCTCCACCCCTGACTTTTTCTCCGACTACAGGAGTTCAGATCGATGTTCATCAGAAAGCATTTTTCCCGGTTCCTCGGGATGGCTGCGATTGCGGTGGTCCTGCTTGCCGGCGCAATCACGCCACAGCACGCCGGTGCCCAAGCGTTCAGCGATTACGCCGAGAACAAGCTCGTCGACCTGCTACTGCGACAGCAGACGTTGACACCACCTGCCTCGGTCTTTGTGGGACTGGGTGTCAGTGCATGCAGCGACAGCTCCGTTGGTACCGAGGTCACAGGCGGAAATTACGCGCGAGTCGAGGTGGCCAGCGGGCTCACCGCCTGGGCCGGCACGCAGGGCGCAGGCACCACCACTGCAAGCACTGGCACGGGTGGTCAGACCAGCAACAATGCCGCCATCACGTTCCCCACACCTTCGGCGTCATGGGGCACGATCACGCATCTGTTCCTGATCGACGCGTCGACGGGCGGCAACATGCTGTTCTGCATGCCACTGACGGCGAGTAAGACCATCAACAGCGGCGACACGATCAGCTTCGCCCCTGGCGCGCTGACGCTCACGCTGAACTGACGGCATGAGACGGCGTGATTTCATCAAAGCCGCCGGCGGAATGATGCTCCCGGCGGCGGCGATGAGCGGAGTGATCATGCAGCGCCCAAGACCGCGTGGCGTCACAGCAGCACCTGGACCGACGGACACCTTTCCGTTGTCCATCGCGCCGAGTGGCCGCTATCTCCAGACGGCGCAGGGCACGCCGTTCTTGGTGCACGGCGATACTCCCTGGAGCCTGTCGACCCAACTATCTGACGCCGACATCGCGACATACCTGAATGATCGAGCTGCGAAGGGATTCACGGCGATCATGTGCAACGCGATCGAGCACTACTACACGTCGCAGACACCGCGCTACCTCAACGCCGATGGCATCGCTCCGTTTACTGCAATGGTGGATTTCGGCAGTGCGCTCACGCAGGCGTATTGGTCGCGCGTCGATCACATCATCGATACCGCAAAGGCACTCAATATCGCGGTCGTTATGAACCCCGCGTACTTGGGCTATGGCGGCACCGAAGAAGGCTGGGACACTGAGGTTGCTGCGGAGTCAGACTCCGACCTACAGCTCTACGGCCAGCGTCTCGCGCAGCGATATCCACAGGGCAACATCATTTGGTGTATGGGCGGCGACCAATCGCCAGGCAACACGCTGCGCGACAAGCAGTGGCGCATCATCGAAGGAATTCGGAGCGTTCGCGCCACTGACATCGTGACCGCTCACCCAGCGCCACAGCAAGGATCTACGGCGACTTGGGGGTCGAAGATTGGTTACAGCTTGAATTTCGCTTATCCGGAGACAGCGGACGTCTACTCGATTGTAGCGACCGAGTATGCGCGCTCGCCGACGCGTCCAGTGTTCATGGGCGAGGCGATCTACGAACAGGAGCGCAGCAGCCCGATCACTGCAGCGGGTTTGCGCAGGCAGACATACCAGGCGTTGCTGTCTGGCGCCTGCGGCCAATTCTTCGGCAACAATCCGATCTGGCACTTCCAGGCACCGGATCGCCCCTTCGCGTTCAGTGGGACGTGGCAGAGCAATCTGAACTCGACCGGCTCTCAGCAACAGGCCTACGTCAAGCAGTTGTTCGACACCATTGCCTGGCACCTGCTGGAGCCGAAGACTGACAACAGCCTGGTCACCACCTCGCTCAGCTCGGGCGACGATCGCATCTGTCCCGCGCTGGCAAGCGATGGATCGCTCGCGATGGTTTGGAGGCCGACGAGCGGAGCATCGACTGTGAATCTCGCCGCGCTGGCACCGGGTTCCGTGCGCGCCCGCTTCTTCAATCCAGTGGATGGCACCTATTCCACGGTCTCGGGTTCGCCGTTTACGAACAGCGGAACGCGGTCGATCAACTGGCCTGGCGAGCGAATACTCGTGTTGGACGCAGCATGATGACCATGACGATCCTTATCGCGCGCATCGCAGCTGCCGTATTGATATGGGCACTGGTCGCTACCAATGCCGTTCAGGCTGCCGTTGCGATCCCCTCATCAACATCAGCTACGTCGTCGGATGCATCCGGAGGTGCGTCGGTCAGCGTGAGCGTCAGCCCCCCGAGCGGACTCACCACCGATGATGTCTGGGTCATTGTTGTGGTGCTGGACGCCGATGCTGGCGGCGGAACGATCAATGTGCCGAGCGGGTTCGCGGCTGTGCATGCACAGATATCTGGCAACGGCAGCGGATATCCGCATGTTCGCGCGTTCTGGAAGGCAGCAGGTGCAAGCGAGAGCGCAGTCTCGGTGTCCGGGTCGACTGGGGTGTACATCCTATGGGCCGCATCGGTGCGGGTCACCGGTGCGGATTCGGCGTCACCCATCGGCAATGTGACGTCGACCAATCCTGCTGGCAATGGCACCACGCTTAGCGTGCCAGGGATCACCGTGCAGCACGATGGCTCTGGAGTGCTACTGGTTGCGGCGGCGAGTTCTCTGCAGCAGATCAATGCAGAGACGCTGCTCACGAATCCCAGTGGCAGCACAACTCTTCAGTCCCGGGAAGGCAACCACACCTGGCCCACGGGCGAGGTCGCCTACGTGTTGAGGGATGCAGGGTCGTACTCGCCGAGCGACTGGGCCATCAGTCAAAACGCCGAGGGCCGCATCGCGGTCACCATTGAGATCAAGCCAGATAGCGGCGAGTCGGGTGGCGGCGGCATCGTCTGCAACCCCATTTCAGGACGATGCGGTCCCGCAGCCGCGCCGGTTACGCAATAGAGGGTCATCCATGAAACGCATCATCGCAGCTCTGGCCTGCTTGCTTGTTGCAGCGAACGCTTTGGCTGCCGGCTACGTCGGCGACTACGCGCCCGGCGACACCATCGACTGCAACTTCGGCACGGTCCAGCCATCAACCGGCGCGAGCTTCGCGCTCGCCGGGACGCCCGCTGTCGCGATCTACAAGGACAACGGCACGACCGAGAGTACCAGCGGCGTCACCCTGACAGCTGGCTTCGATTCCCGGGCCGGCCTGAATCATCTGCGCATCACCACGTCCTCGGACGGATCCGTCTACAGCGCAGGTAGCTTTTTCTCGGCGGTGCTCACAGCGGGCACGGTCGACGGCGTTTCGGTGGCCGGGCAGCCGGTGTGTTCCTTCACGCTGAGCAAAGTCGCGGCTCTGCGCCCGACGGTGCCAGGACACACGCTCGACGTGAGCGCCGGTGGCGAGGCTGGTATCGATCTGGCGAACGTTGGCAGCCCATCAACGACGCTCAACCTCTCCGGCACGACGATCTCGAACACGCAGCAGGTCGATGTCCGGGCAATCTCAACCGACACGGCCGCCGCTGATCGCCTGGAGGCGATACTCGACGGCACCTGCATGGCCTTCCCTGAACTGGGCATCCTGCGCGGCGTTGGCTGTACCGCCCAGGCATACACCGCAGGCACACCAAGCCTGACGCTCGATGCCAGCGCACCATCCGGCAACGAAACGATGCGCGGCGCAACGCTCATGATTTGCGGTTCAACGCAGGGATACTGTCAGTCGGCCATCGTGGACTCGTACGACGGTGCGACCAAGATCGCCACCCTGGAGGCTGCGCTGCCCGTCACGCCGACTGGCACGGTGACGTTCACGGCCTACGGCACCGGCGCGCCGTCCGGTGTCGACATCAAGTCGATCAACGGTTCGCCCGTGTGCGGTAGCGGCACCGACGTCGATCCGTGGGATGGCTGCTGATGGCGTTCGGTCCTGGTTTTAGTACGGGGTTCGGACCGGGATTCGCCCGCGTCGCAGGCAACTCCGTTTCCCTTGAGGCTGCGGCCGTGGGATCGGCGAGCGGCAGCGCCTCACCGTCGCATGCGGTGCCGTTGCAGGGTGCCGCAGTCGCTGCAGCAGCGGGCAACGGCCAGCTGGCCATCTCCGTGCATTTCGCCGGCGACGCCTTCGCTGCCGCGCTCGGCGCTGCGCAAATGGCGCACGGCGTGCCGCTTGCTGGCGGTGCGACTGCCGGTGCGCAAGCGGCGGCGGCGATCTCGCTGACGGTCGCGCTGAGCAGCGATGCCACAGCAGCCGCCATCGCCTCGGCACAGCCCACGCACCACGTGCCGCTCGAGGCCGACGGCAGCGCCGGCGCGCAAGGCAGTGCATCGTTGTTCGGCACAGCAGCACTGAGCGGATCGGGCATCGCGGGCGCACAAGGCGCAGGCACGATCACGATTGTTGTGCCACTCACAGCGCAGGCTGTCGCGAGCGCGCTCGCCACGGGTGAACTGGCGGTGTCGGTGAACCTGGAAGCCGATGCGATCGCATCGGCATTCGGAGGCGGCACGCTCACTGTACCTGCGCAGGTGCACCTGCAGGCCGATGGGACTGCAGGTGCAATGGGTTCGGCCACGCTCGGAGTCGGCGCCGGCCAGGTCGTGACGCGAATCGAATTCCAGCGACTGCGCTCGCGCACCGTCGCCTTCAGATTGCAGTAAGGAGTACCCCGTGTCCGGCGTCAACGAGCGCAGCACCGCCTACATCACCGCGCAGTTGCGCGATCGCACGAACCAGCTCGCCGTGCCATCGGCGGTCACCTATCGCATCGACTGCCTGACCACCGGCGCGCAGATCAAGCCCTGGACTGCGCTGCCACCGACCTCATCAGTCGAGATCGTGGTCGCTGCCAGCGAGAATGCCATCTTGGGCGGCAACGAGCGCGAGCGTCGCTGCGTGACGGTGATTGCGGCTTATGGTGCCGGGAGCGATGACCAGGTCACAGCGCAGTTCTTTTACGACGTGCTGGATCTGCGGTTCGTATCATGAGCGCACGTAAGGTGGACTCCCTTGCCGCTCTCATCGAGCTTCCCTATCAGGACGCCCTGCGCGCCTTCCGGCGAGCCTATTTCGAGGCGGCGCTTCACAACGCTGGCAACAATCGCAGCGCTGCGGCCCGCGCGGCGAAAGTGAATCGAACCTGGTTGCATCGTGTGATGCAGCAGACGGGAATCGCCAACGACTTGCCGGCGAGAATGAATCGGGGCAACGCTGCTTGGCGGGCGCTCGGCGATCAACGCTAAAGACCGAGCCGACGTCTGGTCTCTGCCCCGAGCTTTACGTTTGCAACGGACTGGACCTGCGACAGCACGCCTTCCTTAGAAGTCGTGATCACAACCTGATGTCCCTCGATCCACGTGTCCTGCATTCCTAGCGGGCCAAGGTTCTGAGTTGCATAAGGCTCGCCGAACACTTCAATCATCTGCTCGCGTGTCGTTACACCCGGCTCGATCCCAATGAAGTGTGCACCGTAGAAAGGCATACCCGGCGTTCTCGCCATGATCTTTCGCACATTTGCATCCAGCTCATCCTTCGTTTTAGCCGGTGAAAGGCTCTGAGCAGGCGACGATGGCACCGAAGTGCTCACGCAACCTTCGAGCAGCATGGCCGCTGCGATCACGACGATGAATCGATTCATTTCTTGGTTCTTCCCGTTCTGGGTCGTTTGCGCTGTATGGTCTCTTCCGGCGCCGCTACTGGCTTCACCTCTCCAGCTGCGAGTTGATGGCTCAAACCCTTCAGCGCTTTCACCACACCATCGACATCGTGCAGTTCGATGAAGAACAGCAGCTCCTGGACTGTCGATCCGTAGGGTTCTGGAATCTTCATCTCCACGACCTTCTGCGTCACAGACTTCAGCGCAGCCAGTCGCTTGTTTAATTCGCGCTGCACATCAGAGCTGCCCGTCAGGACAAACTCAATGTCGAGATGAAGCTCCGGGTGCCGCGTTGCGAGCGCGCGCACCTTGTCTTCCGGAAATGCGTCACGCTTTTTCCGGTCCGAGAAGGCCGCTTTGGTCATTCCCAGCAGTGCCGCAACATCCTGATCGGCAGTGACTCCTGTCACCTGCTTTAGACGCAGCAATTGTTCATCGAATTTTCGCAACGCGCGCAGCCTACCATCGCTTGACTCAATCAAGATTTCTTGATTACATATGTCCTGTCGGTACAGGTCATGTGGATAAGGGTATCAGGTCGATGAGCACAGCACCCAGGCCAGGCCGAGATCTGGTCAAGAAGATCCGAATCGGCTTCATCAAGAAGGACACGAGCCTCACCGCCTGGTGCAAGGCCAACGGCGTCATTCCCTCGAATGCTCGACAGGCGCTGATGGGTTCATGGGATGGCCCGAAAGGACGGGATCTACGCGAACGCATCGCCAAAGAAGCGGGCATCGCGTCATGAGCATCGTCCGCTTACAGCGCATACGCAGCCGTTTCTGCTTCGTCTGGTTCGACTCTCGCGGCGAGGGCCTGCCGATCCCCGACACGCGCCGCGCCTGGCGCGCTGCCATTTACCGCCATCCGCTTTCATCGAAGGAGGTTCGCCATGCCGCGTGAATCGCACACGCAGGTGCACCAGTGGCCGTATCCGGGCAACCGGGTCGCCACCACCGTGCATCACGTCGACGACAACGGTGACGAGTCGATCGAGCTGACGGGCATTCACGAACGCGTGGAGCTGCAGCTCGAGGAGAAAGCTCGCGGCCACGAAATGGTGCTGCCCGAGCGCGGCCGGAAGGACCACGCATGAGCGCCACCGAGAACCAGGGCGCCGCCCGCCGTGTCCTTCGCGCGCTATTCGCCTTGCAGGGCCATGTCTTTGAAGGCGTGCGCCTGAAGGAGGTCGCCGCCGCGCTGGACGCCTCGCCATCCACCGCGCTGCGCACGCTCGAAGTGATGCAGGACGAAGGCATCGTCGAGCGCATCCCCGGCCGCGACGAGTTCTGGCGGCTGTCCCCCCGAGTGATTCAGCTGGCGCGCGCGCACGAGCAGGAAATGGCTCGGCTGCACGAGCGCCTCACCGAAACCGAACAGCGCTACTCGCGCACCCTTTGACGGAGGCCAGCAACGATCATGGCGACGAAGACCTATCCACTGAAGAAATCCGCAGCCGGACGCAAACCGACCGCGCCCGCGCCGAAGGTTGGCCCGCAGTTCGTCGGCGAGACGCTCCCGGAGGACGCCGCGAAGGAAGCGCAGCACAACCAGCAGATCGCCAAGGTCGGGGAGCTGTTGCCGGCGGGCTTCCACTACGTCCAGGACGAGATGGTGGACAAGGCCGCGCGTCACCTGCGCAACGGCGCGATCGAATGGCTGGAGATGGGCCGGTGCCTGCTCATCATCAAGGAACACGAGGCCCACGGAGCGTTCAAGTCAATTGTCGAAGAGCGCCTCCAGCTGGAGTACCGGGGTGCTGCTCGCGCCATGCAAGCTGCCGCCCGATATCTCGGCGGGTCTCTCGATACGGCAAAAGTGACAACGTTGTCACTTTTGCCCCAGTCCAAGATGCTGGAGCTGCTGGTCCTGGACGATGACGAGCTGGAAGCCCTCACCGAGGGCGGCAGTGTCGCCGATTTGAACCTCGACAAGATCGAGCGAATGAGCGTCCGGGAGCTGCGCAAGGAACTGCACAAATCCAAGGAGAAGGCCGAGGTCGATGGCGAGCGTGCCGGCAAGCGTGAGCAGGAAATCTCGGAACTCACTGCTCAGCTGAGCGAGGCCCGGCGTGCCATCAAGGTCGCCAAGCCGGACGAACTCGGCAAGCAGATGCTGCTGGAACTGGCGGGACACGTGCTCGATGCCCGGCAGGCGATCAGCCGCTGCATCACCGCGGTCGACCAGATCCTGGTGCATGGCTCCGATAACGGGGCCGAGTATTCGGACGAAGTGGCGCTGCGATCTACCGAGCTGGCCAACGCCGCAATCGAGTTCCTGTCCTCGCTGCGCATAGCAGGGATCGACGGGCCGGCGGACCACACGGTTAAGATTCTCGGGGACTGATGTGGCCGCAATCGATCCCCGAGTTGCAGCAGTCGCTGCGGAGTGGTTGAGCACTTCGCACGGACGCAAGCGCCTGCTGGTCGAGCGCCTGGCGGTGGAGATCGGGCGCTCTCCGCAGACGGTTTATCGGCAGCTGAGCCAGCTGGCTGCCGGGGCGCGCGTGCGCAAGCGCCGCTCGGATGCGGGCAAGTCCTGTGTATCTGCGCAGGACGCGGTGACGCTCGCGGCGATCCTCGAGGAGACCCGACGCGAGACCGGCACCGGCGCGCTGCCGCTGGCTGACACGGTGGCGATTGCGAGCGCCAACGGCCTAGTGCCGCAGCGCGTGGATGAGGCGACGGGCGAGATCCGTCCGGTCAGCCTGTCCACGATCCGGCGGCAGATGCGGCGGCACTACGTGCATCAGGCTCAGCTGGCGACAAGCACGCCTGCCGCACGGTTGTCAAGTCCACATCCGAACTACCTTTGGCAAGTCGACGCCTCGATCAGCACGCAGTACTACCTGGCTGAAGAGGGCATGCGGGCCATGCCGAAAGCGGAGTTCTATCGCGGCAAGCCGCAGAACTTCGAGCGCATCTCCAAGCGCCGCCTCTGGCGTTACTGCATCACCGATCACGCCAGCGGTGCAATCGAACTGTTCTACGTGCTGGGCGCCGAGAGCGCCGCCAACCTCGCCAGCGCTTTGATTCACACGATGACCCGCCGGGAGGGCGGCACGATGCACGGCGTGCCGAAGCGTCTGATGACAGACCCCGGCAGCGCCATGACGGCATCCCCGACCCGCAACCTGCTCGATGCGCTGGGCATCGAGCTGATGATCAACGAAGTCGGCAATGCCCGCGCGAAGGGCCAGGTCGAGAACGCGCACTACCTGGTCGAACGTCACTTCGAGGCCCGCCTGGCGCTGCAAGCGCCCATGACCTCGCTCGAGCAGATCAACACGGCGGCGCAGCGCTGGGCCAGGGCCTTCAACGCGACGCGTGTGCACACCCGCACCGGCCTGAGCCGGCGTGACGGTTGGTTGCGCATCGCACCCGACCAGCTGCTCGACGCACCGCCCATCGAGATGCTGGTGCAGCTGCCGAACTCCACGCCGAAGCAATGCACGGTGCGCGACTGCCTGATTCAGTTCCGTGGCAGCACCTATGACGTGCGCGGCATTCCCGAGCTGCTGAACGGCGACAAGGTGGATGTGGTCGTGAATGCGCTCGACCCGGCCGGCAGCGTGCGGGTGCTGCTGAAGGGCGAGGATGACAATCGCAGCGTGCATTACCTCGCGCCCCGCATCGAGCGCGACAGCTGGGGATTCCTCGACATCGCTGCTCGCGTTGGCGCCGAGTTCAATTCGCCGCCGCAATCGTCCGCAGAGGCTGCAGCGAAAGAGCTGGAGCGTGTGGCGATGGAGGTGCGCACCGACGCCGAGGCAAAGGCCGCGCGCAAGGCAAAGCGCACGCCGTTCGGTGGGCGCATTGATCCGCTCAAGGACGTGGCTGAACTTACGGTCCCACCTGTGCTCCCACGCGCGAGCACGCCTGCGAAGGTCGACATGCCGAAGGTGGTCGATCTGTCGGCATCGCCGCGGGTCGAGTGGTCCGAGTTCAAGAAAGAGTTCCCGCCATACAACCACGTCGAGGCCGCTCGCACGATCAGCGCACGTCTGTCGGAGCGCGGCCTTGCGTGGTCGGCATCCATGATGGAGGACACCTTGCGTCGCTATCCCGACGGTGTGCCCTACGACGAGATCGAAGCCTGGACGGAGGAGCTGTGGCAGCGCCACCGCCTGCGTGTCGTTCCTGCTGCACAGGAGGGCATCGCGTGAAGGAGGTGCTACGCCTGAAGTTGGTGCTGGACGCGCTGGGTATTCCGCAAGGGCAGTTCGCTTGCGATGTCGGGCTTTCCCGTCCCGCGCTCAATGCCTTCATGAACCACGGCCATCTGCCGCCGCGCTGCGATGCCGCGGCGGTCAAGCGAAAGATCACAGCGCTGGTGCGCCGGCACGACCCCAGCGTGCCGGCAAAACTCTTTGAACTCGTGCAGCTCGCCGAGAAGAAAAAGGCCCCGCCGCGCGGTAACGCGACGGAGCCCACAGCCCCATCAAGCCCTGTTCTGTCTGACGAGGAGGTTTCCATGTTACTGCGCAAGCAATCGCTCACACCAGAGACGCGGCGGCATTTCCTGCTGGCACGCGATCCGTTTTCGGATCCGGCCGAGACGGCGGACGTGTACCTCAACAGCGAGATCCGCTACGTGCGCGAGTCGATGTACCAGGTCGCACGCCACGGTGGCTTCCTGGCTGTGATTGGTGAGTCCGGCTCCGGCAAATCCACGCTGCGCGAGGAACTGATCGACCGCATCAAGCGCGAAGAGCAGGCCGTGATCATCGTCGAGCCCTACGTGCTCGCGATGGAGGCGCAGGACAAGGTCGGCAAGACGCTGCGCTCACACCACCTGGCCGAGTCGATCATGGCGGCGATTTCGCCACTGGCGAAAACCATGTCGAGCCCCGAGGCCCGCTTTCGTCAGCTGCACCACGCGCTGCGCGATTCCGCTCGCGCCGGCCACAGCCACGTCCTGGTGATCGAGGAGGCGCACTCCCTGCCGCTCGCCACACTCAAGCACCTGAAGCGTTTCCGTGAACTGAAGGATGGCCTGCGCCCGCTGCTCAGCATCATCCTGCTCGGCCAGCCCGAGCTGGCCATCAAGCTCTCCGAGCACAATCCGGAAGTGCGCGAGGTCGTGCAACGCCTCGAGGTCGTGACGCTGCCGGCGCTCAACAAGGACCTGGAGCCGTATCTCAAGCACCGCTTCCAGCGCATCGGCACGCCCCTGGAGAAGGTATTCACGAAGGAGGCACTGGACGCCCTGCGCGCGAAGCTCACGCCCAGCCGTGCCAGCGGCACGCTGCTGTATCCCCTTGCCGTTGCCAACGCGCTCGCTGCCGCGATGAACCGCGCAGCCGAAGTGAAGCTGCCGCAGGTGACGGGCGACGTGATTCGGGGGGTGTGATGGCCATGCGCGGAACAATGCCCATGCCCGAAGCCCCTCGCATTGGCAGTGCGGTCTACCAGGATGAGTACATCGAGTACTGGGCCGATCGCTTCGTTGAGGGCGGCTTCTGCTATCGCGGCGTGACGCTCCTGCAGTTCCTCGCCATGCCGCAGCTCTACGTCAACGAGCATCGCCCACTGCTGCCTCACCAGCGCCGCGTGCGCACGCGCGTCATCAATGCCGAGCTGCGGGCGATGAGCGGACCGCAGCGCGACGGCGAACCGCTCGACCTTGCCTGGAGTGCACAACGATGATCACCGACGAGTGCGAGATCTGCGGGCGTGTGGATGCGCGACTGGTGGGCGGCCTGTGCACGGTGTGCCAGTCGAAACACGTCTCCACCGCGCTCACGACCGAGCACCTGCTGGCCGTCATGAGCCGGCACATCGGCGCCGCCCGTGGCGCCACGATCTCGCAACTCGCCGATGAAGTCGTCTGGCCCGCCGGCCTGCGCGAGCAGATGCGCAACAGCGTTGAGCGCTCGCTGCGCGATCTCGTCGTGCAGCTGCGCCTGGCCGGCCACCACATCTGCGCCCACCCGTCGAGCGGCTACTACATGGCCGAAACGCCCGAAGAGCTCGACGCCACCTGCACCTTTCTTTTCGACCGCGCGATGACATCCCTCAGCCAGGTGGCGGCGATGCGGCGCGTTTCGCTGCCTGATCTGCGTGGGCAGCTTCAGCTTCCGACGTGAAGGGAGGTTCGTATGGTTGGTTTGCTTTTCCTGCTCAGTTCCGTGACTGCGTTCTGGAGCGCCAGAACGCTGCCTGCTGGTTTGCTGCGGGACGTCATGCACTGCCTGGCTGGCCTGAACTTCAGCGTGGCTTTGCATGTGATTCTACTGGAGATCCTGTGATGAGCCTCGACTCCATCGAACGCTTGACCAAGGAACACGCCGCCGATCGCGCAGTGCTCGCCGAGCGAGTGCAGGCGTTGCACGACGAAATCGAAACCATCAAGCGCCGCCGGCTGGCGGGCCTGAAATCCGCGGTGTCCAAGGCGCGCGATTCGCGGCTGCGGCTGCAGAGCGCCATCGAGCACGGCAGGAGCGTATTCGACCGGCCGCGCACGCGCGTCTTCCACGGCATCAAGGTCGGCCTGCAGAAAGCCAAAGGCAAGCTCACCTGGGTGAGCCAGGAGCGCGTGATCGAACTGATCCGCAAACGCCTGCCCGACCAGGTCGCCACGCTGATCAAGACCGTGGACAAGCCGGTGAAGGCGGCGCTGCAGCAGCTGCCAGCCGAGGAGCTGAAAAAGCTCGGCTGCTCGATCGAAGACGCTGGCGACCAGGTGGTGATCGAGCCGATCAACACCGAGATCGACGAGCTGGTCCAGGCGCTGCTGGGTGACCGCGATGCCGAAGACGGCGAGGAGGAAGAATGAACGACCACCTGGCCATCACTCCGTGCGCTGCACCGCCGGTCACGCTGGCGCGGCATCAGCAGGGCGTCGCCTGGTTTCACTACGAGGTCGCGACGCTCAGCGGCAGAGGCTCTGCGACGGGATATGCGCCGGGTCCAGAAGCCAACGCACGGCGCGTGGCGCTGGCGGCGCTGAACGCCCTGCAGCGCGCGGAGGGCGTCCGGCAGACGGGCATCCGTGACGTTCAATCCGTGAAGGCAGGGCACGATCTCAAGAAGTGCAATTGCCGCCTCTGCTCGAATCGGCGCTACAAGGAGCGCAAATTTCGGGAGTCGGCGAAGAGCACCGCCGGTCGCCGCGCCGTGGCGAAGTCGATCGCGGTCGACGTGACACGCGTGCAGCGCGCCAAGGCTGAGGCCGCGCAATGAGGCGCGATGCGGCCAAGGCCCGCAACATCGAGCTGGCGAAGATCCACATCGCCAAGGCGCAGCTGCGTCTTGATGACGACACCTATCGGGACATGCTGTGGACCGTCGGGCGTGTGCGTTCTGCAAAGGATCTGACCAGCGATGGTCGCCGCCATGTGCTCAATCACCTGCGTTCGCGCGGATTCAAGGACATCGGCCGCGGTCGGCCCCACAACGCCGACAAGAGCCCGCAGATCCGTAAGGTCGAGGCGCTGCTCGCGGATGCCAAGCGCCCGTGGAGCTACGCGGACGCGATGGCGCGCCGGATGTTTCAGGTCGACCGCGTGACGTTCTGCACGCCGCAGCAGCTGCAGAAGCTCATCGCCGCGCTCGTCATCGACCAGCGCCGCCACAAGGATGATTCCGTTACGCAATCAAGAGAGTCTGCCCCTGGTGCTTGCCAGGCCGGTGCCATCGCCGGGTCGCAAGCCGCGGATCAGTCGTGAGTGCCGCGCATGGAAAAACCACGAAAGCCGGCGGCGATGTCTTCGCGCAAGCGGTGCCCTTCCCATCGCGCGGCCGGCAACCGATCACACAGAGAGATGAGGACATGTATGGCTGAGCAACTGCCATCGAATGAGCTGGCTGCCCGAGTCCTTGAAATCTATGGCCCCACGCTTCGCCGCAGGCGCGACGGGACGCACTTCGAGCACTGCTGGCAAGATCACTGGAGTTGCGCCCTCGATATGTGCCTCACGGAGATCGGGCGCCTGCAGCAAGAGCTTGTCGAGCGCGAGGCTTCGTTCGATCTGCGCTGGAAGGCCAGCCAGCGCGCCATCAAGCGATGGCAGGAGGCGCACCCCGGCAATGACCTGGTGTGGCCCGATCACGCCGACCTATGCGTGTGGCTGCTGGAGCAGTTGGACGCGAGAGGCGCTGACGAACCGTCAGCGGCTGAATTGTTGCAGCAGCTGCGAGAGGATCTGGCGCGAGAAGCGAACAGCCGCGTAGTGTTGTTGGTGGAGATTGAGCACCTACGGAAGCGGCTGAACACCACGACAAGAGCGTACCGTCAGGTTGTCGGGCTGGAGTGCACCGTGGTCGGCTGCACAGCGCCAATGCCGCACTTCCACGGCGCGCAGGAGCTGATGCACGGTGTCGACGTCAATGTCGGCGCTCGCGCCCTGCGTGAGTGCATGGCGAGTGGGTACGACCTGCATGTAGACGAGATCGATGCGAAGCGCCTTGTTCGGATCATTCTGCGTGAAGGCAGGATGGGCATCGAACAGCAAGGGACAGCGGAATGAAACTCACCTGCCCAAGCTGCGGCGCCGAGTATCCGATCGAGGCCGGCCTGCTCGAAGACGAGGGTAAGCGCCTGGCGGCGATCGTCGGCGAGATGGAACCGGTGCTGGCCCGTACCGCGCTCGCGTACCTACGGCTCTTCAAGCCCGCCAAGACAGCCCTGCGCACGGCCCGCGCGATCAAGGTGCTCCAGGAGCTGCTCGAGCTGGTGCGCGTCGGCACGGTCTGCCGCGACGAGCGCAACGGAATTCATCGGCCTGCGTCGAGCGCGGCCTGGATCGCTGGCATCGAGCAGATGTTGCAGCAGCCCGAGCGGCTGCGGCTACCACTGAGCAACCACAATTACCTGCGGCAGATCGTATGGGGTATCGCCGACCAGGCGGACGCACAGGCCGAGCGCCAGCGCGGCAAGGGCGTGTCGCGGCAAGGCACAGGCGGCTTTGCTCCTGCCGCCGACGCGGTCGATAACGATCTGCGAAAGATGAATGATCACCTGATCTGGCTGAAGACCCAGTTCGAGCGCGGCTTTCTCACACGCGAAGATTACGACCGCCAGGTGTCGGAAACGCGGGCGAAGTACTCGGCGGCAACGAAGGGGGAAAGTCGATGATCGGCCCAATAACATTCGATCTGTTTGTACACGTCAAAGGACCGAACGGTGAGTCCGGCGAGGTCACTGTCGGCCTGAGACCGGGTGAAGTGCCAACACTGCAGGCGCTGCACAAGGCGATCGGTCAGGCGCTAGAGGCGCTCCCGGAAGGCTTTGAATTGGCGGACCAAGACCATTTTTGCTCGAAATTGATTAACGAGAAAACTGGTCGCCGAGGCACATACGTCGCACCGGCATCAATGCGCTACGACGTTGATGAGCTCGCCAGGCTCGCCAGAGCATCTCATGGAAAGAACGATGGCTAAGAAGCTGCTTTCCATCGAAGTGCGCGGCCGTCACAAGCGCTGGTCGTTCATCTTCACCGGCGACCCGAAGCACATCCCCGACTGGCGCGCGGATGGGCTGGAAGTCTACGAGATCGAGAACATCATCCCCGAGTGGGTTGCGGCGCTCGGACTGGTGCGGCCTTGGTGTGCTCTTCAGGACCTGATCAATTTCAAGCGTCCGTTCAGGAGAGAGCAATGACCAACGTAGGCGATCGCCTGCAGCGGTTCGAGGTGTCGTGTCTCGACCATTACACCCGGCAACGCAAGGTACTCGGCTGGTGCAACAACCAGGCCGGGGTCGACGCGCTCGTGAAAGCGGCTGAGGCATGCCCTTCGTGGATAGACGTCCAGGTGCGCGACCGGCAGGCGCCACCGCCATACCCTGATTTTTGCTTCCGTGAGAGCGAATGTCGCGGACTGAAGAGCTGCCCGCGGCGGCCATCGTGCTGCGAGTGATGCCCATGTTCGAGTCGATTCCCGCTCAGTTGCAGCTGCCCGGCATTCCGCTGCCGAGCCACAGCCTGCAGGAGCTGGCGGATGCGCAGAGGGCCTTCCTGACCGCGTTTGAGAACTACCAACGGCTGCTCGATTCGAGCGGCCCGGTGTCGATCGAGCCATGACCCTGCATCGCGGCACTTTTGCGGACTACTTCACATGGCTCCAGCAGCAGCCGGAGGAGCTGCAGCATTTGGCTGCTGAATTTGGGATCGGCACCACGCACCGAATAGATGCGGCCGTGTTACATGTTATTGGCCATCGCGAAGACGATGTGCTGATCATGAGCCCGCAGGATCCTAGCGAGGATGCCGAGCGGGCGGCATCCACCAAGGTGTACGTCATTGCCGAATTGTTGAGGGCGGGGCGCAGATGAGCAGCCCCGCGAAAAGAACTGAGATCCGCCGCAGCGAGCTACTCGCGGATGTTGCTGCGCGAGCGACCCAGATCGCCAGTGACTATGGATTTGCTGCCCAGGTCGCCGAGCAAGTCGGTGCTGAGATAGCCGACCATATCGCTGAAGCGTGGGGTGGCCAGGTGGTCAGCATTCCAAAGGACTTCTACTATCGCCTCGCGCATCGTGAGCAGGCTATTCTGGAGGAGTGGCGGGCCGGTGCGACTTTCGCGGAGCTCGCCGAGAAGTACTGCATGCACGTCCGCAGCCTCCGGCGCTTGATTGGCCGGGCGCGGATCCGAAATCGGAACTTCGACCAGCCGGATCTGTTCGGGGAGTAGGGCCATGAGCGACCACTGTTACGGCTTCGCGGGTAGTGCCTGGGGTCCAGAGCGGGAGTACTTCGGTGATGCCTGCAAGGTCCGCGTCGTACCACACATCGTCGATGGCGTTGTTCAGCAAGTGCTCGTCATCCACTCCGAAGGCGTCGGGCAGGAGGCTGTGATCGCTCATGCGAGGGAGTCCGTCGGGCTGCCCGCTCGCGAGTGGGGCCAGGGTGGCCGCGTTCCAGTTGCGCCGGGTGCAAAGTCTTTGCAGAATCCTTCCTGATTGACCCGAGATCTTCCGGGCTCTTCCGGCATTTATCTCGCCTTTGTCCCCTGGAATATCTCGCTCCCGCTCAACTCGACCACCCAACTCACGCCCCGCCTCGGCCAGATGG